ATCCGTGCAGTTTCGCGGCCCAGGGCGGCTAGTTGTTGTGCTAGTTGGCCACCAGCTCGGGTGTTGCAGGTTGCGTGTGCTGGTCGTATGTCCACGGTGTTTCCACCTAGGGCAACGGGATCGCCCACGTGGTCTAGGTGCCAGTCGTCCCCGGGTTGTACGGGTTGGGAGCAGCGGGGGCAGGGCTGGGGGAGGCGGGCTTGCCAGCGTCTGCGTAGGGCCCGCCATTGGGTGAGGGTTACCCGTTGTCCAGCGATCACCTGATTGCTGGACTTACGTTGGGCCATGGTCGGAGTGTGGTCCTGTTGTTTGTCTGATAGCAACAACTGTGGAGGGACGGTGGGTTGACAGACCACAGCACCCCATCTTGGTTGTTCTCTTGTTCTTGATAGAGGGGTTACCCGCTATGGGTAACTGGTTCTACCCGTGACGGGTAACTGGTGAGTATCCCGTGGCGGGATACTCGGTGATCCGTAGGTTACTGGTCGGTTTGTCCGGACCCTACAAATTGTCGATCCGCACCATAAGCCCGGTGGTATGGACGAATGGCCGCGGATCGGGGCAGCGGACCACCAGGTCCATGTCTTTCAGGGTCCGCAGTTCCGTGGCCAACTTCGCCCGGTTGGATGGCGTCCGCTCCCTCCCGGTATGGGTGATCAGCCAGTCATTCCCGAACCCGTAGAACCCGGCCGGCAGGGTGTACGGGCCATCGGTGCCGGGTGTGTCCAGCGCGTACAGGGCCACGATGTGGAGCAGCAGCAGCGGGCGGAGGGACAGCCCCTTCAGGTGCGGGCTAGCGTCCGCCACCTGTTTGGCCAGCCGGTATCCCATGTCAGACCGCCAGCAGCCGGCGTACCGCTTCGGCAGCCTGTTGGGGCACTACCCCGTTGCCCAGTAGCCGGAGCATGGCGGACCGGGAGACGTTCGATACCCCGGTTACGTATGCGTCCGGGAGCCCCATCATCCATTCCACGAAGCGGGCGGACAGCCATGGACCTTCGGGGCCCAGCTCGGTGGGTTCCGGTGCCGGGCGGGTCAGGTGTTCCCACCGGTGGACCGCTTCCGCGTACCGGCCCCAGCCAGGCCGGATCGCTTCCACGGACAGGGACGGGCCGTGCCCGTTGCCGGCGGTGGTGGTGGCCAACATGGTGTCTGTCCACGCGTCCCATTCGTCCACCGTCTTCCCGGCCCCCATGTCGTTGACGACGGGTGTGGGGAGCAGGGTTACGGGTCCAGCCGGTTCACCCGTGCATTCAGGGGGAGGGTGTTCCGTTCGTACTGGGACGGGCCCCCATTGTTCTCCCCATCCTGAACCGTGGGGGTGGGCAACAACGAAGACGCGGAAGCGTAGGTGGGGTGCTCCCACGGCGGCAGCGTGGATGCCTCCCCATCGTGCGTCATACCCCATGCCGGCCAAATCTCCGAGTACAGCGCCCAGTGCCCGCAGATTTGGGCGTCCGTGGTTTCCCATACAGATCGGGCAGGGTTCCACCGGGCTATGTGCCGTTGCGGTGAGTAGTCCGCGCACATTTTCTATGACCACCAGCCCGGGCTGTAGGCGGTCCACCGCGGTGGCCATCCACGTCCACATGTCCCCGGACCGGGTGCCGGCGGTGAGCCCGTCCCGGTTGCCGGCCACGGACAAATCCTGACAGGGGAAGCCGCCGGTGAGTATGTCCACGGGCTCCACACGGTCCCACCGTGCCCGGGACACGTCCCCCAGGTTCGGGGCTCCGGGGAACCGGGCTCCGAGCACCGCGGCCGCGTTGCGGTTGCTGTCCGCGGTCCACACGGTGCGGGTGTTGGGGAACACGTCCGCCAGCGCCAGCTCCAGCGCGCCTGTCCCGGCAAACAGGGCCCCGACATTAGGCACGGGCCCGATCCGCGGCCATGGCACGATCCGCGGAGACGGCACACCGCAGCAGCAACAGGTACACCAGCGGGTCTTCCGCGGCTACGTCCAGCCGGCCGTCACGGCGCATGGCGATTACGTGACGGGTGATGGGTCCGAGTCGGTGTGTCCGGGTCATAGTCCGGCCCTTCCTTTGTCGTCCAGGGCCCGGGTGATGTAGTCGGCCAACTTGACCAGTACGTCTACGTCTCGGGCGGACAGGTCCACGGCCAGGATTGCTTCGTCCGCGGTGTCATCGGTGGCGGATGCTCCGTCCGCGGCACAGGCATCACATAGCCGGAGGTAGATCGGGGCACCGTGTGTCCCGCATACGTGGCAGTAGTCGGGGGGCTCCGCGGCCCACACACTCGGTGTCATCGGTAGCGCTCTTCCGTCAGTTTCGACACCATGCGGCAGTAGCCGCACAGCGTCCCGTCATGGGTGGAGGGGAGGCGATCCCCACAGGACTGGCAGCGGACGGCAGCAGCGGCCCGCTTCACGTGGGGGACGTTGGAAGCGCGGCCGGTGGACGTGACACACCGTTCCCCCGGGGCGGCCGCACAGTGGGGACATTCGTAGGTGAGTAGCACGGACTTCCACCCAAACTGTTCCATCACGTCGTCATCCATTGGTCATCACTCCGTCACGTGGTGCGGGTAGGTGGACGGACACGGTGTGGGCGGCTCCGATGCCCACCACGGACAACCCCACTTCCCCAGGTCGGGTCCGTTGGGCCATCACGGGGGCGGCCCCGGCGGCCCGGCACGTGGTCACCAGGTCGGCCCGTTCCCCGGGCCCGATCCGGCCGGACAGTTTGCAACTGATCAGCATGGGCGTGGCCCCGTCTTTCAGTGCCACCAGGTCGGCCGGCCCGTAAGAGCCGGCGGACCGGATCACCACCCACCCGTCCGCGGCCAGCGCTGCCCGGGCTTGCCGCTCGAAATAGTCCCCGCGGCTCCGGGGGGTCATGTCGCCACGTCCGGGATGGACTCCGCACAGGGCCGGCACAGGGCCAGCACTTCGTCCGCGTCTTCGTTGCCACAGTTCTGGCACACGCCGGCCGGGGCCGGGGCCGCGTCCACAGCTCGGGCACGGTGCACCAGTGTCCGCATCGGGTCCAGCCCGATCAGCACAGACCGGCACCGTTCGGCCGGGCCCGCCTGACAGATCGGGCACCACACGTCCAGCGGGTCCCCGGTCATGCCGGCGGCTCCCGCAGGTCCAGCACGTGGTAGACGCCAGTTTCGTCGTCCACTTCCCACGTGGCTTCCCCGGCTTCACAGGCGGTCAGGAAATCCAGCACCCGGTAGCCCTCCGCCCGGGTCAGGTTGCCGGTGGAGTCCACCAGCCGGCCCACCACCGCGGACACCAGTGCCAGTTTCTCTTCCCGGGTCACGTGGTCATCGGTGCCGTGGCCCAGCACCTTCCCTAGCCGGGCGTGTAGGGCCCGGAGCACCGGTGGGGCTATGGATCGTTCCCCGGCCCCGGGGACGGGCTCTTCGGGCCCAGGTTCGGGCTGTGCGTCGATTCCGAACCGGTCCGCGGGCGGGTCTTCCACCGCTTCCGATGGTGGGGGCGGGTCCACGGACCGGGCCGGCTCCGGCTCCGTGCCCGGTAGGGGCACGTCTTCGGTTGCCGGCCGGTCCGGGGGTGGCGCTACCGGCGGGGGGGGACCAGCGTCCGGTAGCGCCACGTCTTCGGTGTCAGGCTTCGCCCGGGGGCGGGTCTTCCGCTGCACAGCCTTACGGGCAGGCTTCGGGGCTTCCAGCTCGGGCTCCGTGACGCCGGCCCACGCGCTGTCATCCGCGGCAGAATCCTCCGCCACATAGGACAGCCCCTTCACCACGTCCGGGAACAGCATCCGCGCCAGGTCGGACGTGGCCCGGGCCAGCAGCATGGCCCGCGGGTATCGCTGCCAGTTGCTCCGGCCCAGCAGCCCCGCGGCCCGGCCCATTTCCTTGGTCCACTCCACATAGGCGCGCTCCGATTCCGGGCGGCCAGCACGGAGCCCGGAGATACGGCACCGGTCCCCGGTGGCTTCGTGGACGGTGATGCTGTGCCCGTCCCGGAGGATCAGTGCCCGCATAAGTTCCGCGGACGGTTGCGGGCGGCCCTCCACCACGTGGATGCCGGCCAGTGCCTGCATCGGGCCCACCCCGATTTCGTCGCCGTACATGATGGCGGCCGTCACCACGTCCGGCTTGCCACGCATGGCGGTGGGCACAAACTCCGTACCGGCAATCCGTTCCGCCAACTGTGACGCCGGCACCAGCACACCCACCCACCGGGCCAGCCCGGCTTCGTCCCTCAGTTCCATGGTCATGCCGGCACCGGGAGGGGAGCCCCCACCGCGTCCCGGCGGTGCCGGTTCGCCCACGTGTACGCGCCCAGGGCGGACCGAAACGCGGCGTACGCGTCCGCGTCCGTCAGCACCGGAATCAGTTGCCATGAGTCGGGTCTGATCCACACCGCGGCCGCCTCCGAAACGGGCGTCATCAGTAGGTCACGGTCCCGGACACAAATGTGGGACGCGTGCCTGTAGGCGGCCAACTGGAGCGCGGTGTCCGGCCAGATACCGGATGCCCCGGTCTTCCAGTCCAGCAGCCACCGGCGGCCGTCCGCCAGGTCAGCGATGGCATCCAGCCGGCCGGCCCACCGGTGCTCTTCGTGGAAGACGATGGCTTCGTGGCACACCGGCTCCAGCCGGTGGGCGTCCATGAAGCGGGCCATTTGCTGTGCGGATCGGCGCTCTTCGTCAGGGATCGGCACCCCGTCCGCGTCCAGCTCGGGGAGCGCGTCCCCGTACAGCAGCGCTTCGGCCATGGTGTGCAGCCGGGTCCCGCGGGCGGCACCTTCGTCCCTGATCCGCTCCGATGCCTTCGTGGCTTGTGCCACCCACGCGTCTTCGCCCAGTTGGTCGTACAGTTCCCGGTTTGCGGCCGCCCACTGTGCGGCGGACCGGGCGGCCCAGTTGATCAAGCCGCCCGATCCTGTGGCCAACTTCGCCACCGTTGTCACACCCGGCACCCACTTCCCGTCAAGGGAGTACGTGTGCCGGCCCTCCGTGAAAACAACCCGTGAAGCCATCCCGCTCACCACAGACCTTCAGCGGTGAGGCGGGCCAACTCCGTACCGGAGACGTACCACCGGGACCCGATCAGGTCCGTTGCCACGTCTCCGCGTTCCGCCATCCGGAGCACCGTGGACCGGTGCACCCCGATGGCTTCGGCCACTTCGGTGATGGTGTAGTGGAGCGTCACCACCGGGCGGCCCGCGTCGTCCAGCAGCGGTCTGCCGGACATGTCGTAATGCTGGATTTCCCGGGGCATCACCCTTTTCCCTCCGAGTCGGGCACACGTGGCAGGGTCCGGGCCCCGTGTGGTTCCCGCCAGGTTCGGCGGGGGCCCCGGATTCTTCCGGTGCGCGGAATTGCCTGTCCAGATTTCTGGCATGGATTTCTCCTGTCGAGATTTGTGGCGAAAGCCGGGACACGCCGGCCCACCATTCGGGCGAAACGCTGGTCAGTTAGTGCGCGCATGGGTACGGTGTCGCCAGGGCGGCCAGCATTCGGGCGGCCGCTTCACTCCCCGGGAGGGAATCGCATGACCCGTGACGCTGTATCGCCAGACACCTTCGCGGCCGGTCTGTCCGCCGGCCGGCTGCATTGCAGGGAACTGGGGCACGTGTGGCGGGCATGGACCGTCACACTGGACCGGAAGGCCCGGTGCTACGACCGGACGCTTCGGTGCTCCAGTTGCCGGACCATGCGCCATCAGGTGCTCACCATGGACGGCGCGGTCCTGTCCAATCACTACGCCTATCCGGCCGGCTATCTGGCCACGGCCGTGGAAGGTCATGTGGACCGTTCCATATTCCGTCTGGAAAGCCTCCACAGGTCTATAGCGGAAACCTCCCCTAGCCAATTGAAAGCGGTTTAGGTGATGGCGCAAAAGATTGTGACCACGTGTGATCCCCACGAAGCGGAGGGGAAAGACGTAGACGGGCAGACATGGACCCTGACGATTACGGGGCCGGGGGTGAAGCCCCAGACGTGGACGGTGGACCTGTGCGGGCAGCACACGGACCCGATCACGGAGGTACAGCGGTTGCTCACCGAGCACGGCCGCAAGGATGGTGGGGTCCGGGCGGCCCGGGCCATCCAGACGGGGCCCCCGGCGGCCACGGCCACCGCGGTGGACTCCCTGACGTGCCCGGAGTGCGGGTACGTGGGTAACACGCGGAAGGCTCTTCGGGACCACACCCGGCGGAGCCACGAAAAGACTCTGGGGGAGTTGACCGGGGACGCCGGGGACTACACGTGCCCGGAGTGCTCCCGGAAGTTCGACACCCCACAGGGACGCGGTGCCCACCGCTTCCGTACTCACGGGGTCCGCGGTTCGGGGGACTGACGGGGACGGGTGATCCGGGGGCGGAGTAGTTCCCGGAGCCGGGCCAGCTCGGGCGGTGACAGCCGTGGCGGGTTGGCCCGGTCCTGTTCCTGTAGGGCCGCGATTTCCGCGGCCAGTGTGTCGTCTTCGTCTGCCATGCCGGCCACGGTGCCGGCCGCCCAGGTCTGGCGTCCACGTGTGGAAAAGTCTGTGGAGAAATCACGACACGCCGGCCGACACGCCGCAAACAGCGGCGCTCACCGCTATAGGTTGCACCACTTTGCTTCGGTTTGCTCTTCTCACTCCGTGAGACACAAAAGAGCCCCAGCACGCCGTCTCGGGTCGGGTGTTGGGGCTCTTCGCTGTGCCCCGGGAGGGACAGCAGACGATCAGGCTACCGCCAGACGATCACCACGTCACTGGCATGGAACTTCCGGTCCCCGGTGAGGGTGGCCCCCCGCAGTTGGATGGACTCCGCCAGCAGCGCCAGCACGGCACGCCGCCGGCCCAGGTCGGCCGCCTCCCACGCGGCCGGGGCCGCCTCCCCGGTCATGTTCTCCAGCACCGTGGACGGGGCAGCACGGCCCGCGGCCAGCGTCTTCACCCGGGCCGCCAGCGCGTCCCGTTCCGCGGTGATGCCCGTGACGGCAGCGGCGTACGCGGCCGGCGGCATGGTGTGGGCCAGTGCCCCGTACTCCACCAGCCGGGCGTCCAGCGCGTCCCGGTCCCGGGTGGCGTCTTCCAGCTCGGTGTCCCCGTCGTCCAGCGGCAGCAGCCCGGACGCGTCCATGGACCGGAGGCGGTCCACCACCCGGTCCACCACCACCCGGTCCACCAGCGTAATGGTCCGGTAACAGTGCTGCCCGGTGGCACAGCGGTACGCGGCCGCCAGGTTTTTGCCGGTGGCGCTGTGGCTCTTCAGGTGCTCCCCACAGGTGGCACAGGTGGCCAGAGACGTGAGTAGGTGCCGTCGTGCGTTGCCCGTCTTATTGATCCGCCGGGCCGGGTCATCGGTGATAGCCATGATCCGCTCATGCTCCGCCCGGCTAATGATCGGCTCCCACGCCGCGTCCCCCACCACGGCCCCCTTGTGGACGCGTAGGGCCGCGTACGCGGGCCGGCGGAGCATCCCCCGCAGGTTGGGCCCGGTCCACTGTGCCGGCTTCTCACCGGCCGCCAGACGCGCTTCCGTGCTCGGGGTGGGGACACCCTCTTCGTTCAGCCACGCGGCCAGTGACCGGAGGCTGGACCCGGCCAGGAATCGGGCGGCCAGGTCGCGCACCACGGCCGCTTCGGACTCGCGGATGGTGCGGTCCGTCTCGTACCCGAACAGCCGGCGGCCCCCGTGAGGCTTCCCCGCTTCGGCGGTGGCCAACTTGTGGCGCTTCTGTCGGATGCTCATTTTGGCTACCTCATATTCGGCCAGTAGTGCGGCCATCTTCAGCCGGAAAATGTCGTCCGGGTTGTTGGGGTCAGCGATGACCGGGGACCCGGCCGTCTGGACGATCAGGGCCCCACCCTGCCGGCACGCGGCCAACAGGGCTTCGGTCCCTTCGGTGGTGCGGGCGGCCCGGTCCAGCAGCCACACCAGCACGTGTGAGGCGGCCCCGGACCGCACGTGGTCCAGCAGCGCGTCCCACTCTTCCCGTGCCTTCGTGGCGAACTGTGAGGCGGACCGGTTGTTGTCGGTGAAGTGCCTGACGGGCCCCAACTGGAGCAGGGACGCACACGCCGCGTTATCGGCGGTCTGTTTGTCCACGCCGCGGATCACTTCCACGTCCGTACGCATCTCCCGAAATTGACTGATCCGCTCATATGCCACGGCTTCCCCGGAACGGGGAAAGCCCCCGCCCGTGTGGGCGGGGGCTGTCAGGGTGGCGGTCATGCGTCACCGTGGCCGGTGCCACCGTTGAGCACGTCCAGCGCCACGATGTACGGGTCACAGACGCGGCCGGCGGACTCCACCGTTTCGTCCACCAGCTCGGGCGTGTACGGGGCCGGCAGGTTGGCGTAGTCAGCCCCGCGGGTGTCGGGGTGGAACCCGTCACCGATGGCGCGCACCATGCGGACGTAGGCGTCCATGGCGGCCGCGGGGTGGGGGCCGGGCCGGAGCACCGGGCCGCGGGTCACGTAGTACGAAAGCATGTCCACGTCGTCAGCGTCTTCACAGCCGGCCACGTAGGCGGTCTGAATCGCCACCACGTCTTCCATGGAAATGCGGCGGTCCCACGCGGACTCCGCATCGGACTGGTCCAGATTGAACTCCGCAGTACGGATGGCCCGGGCGGGGTCGGAGTGCAGACGGAAGTTCACGCGGTACGTGGTGGCCATCAGACGGTCCCACCGATCACGCGGGCGGTGCCACAAACGGGGCAGTAGTCAGCGTCATACGCGGGGTGCTCGGAGCAGCGGACGGGGGCAGCGGAAGCGGCACAGTCACAGGTGTGGATGCCGTCACGGTAGACAACCAGGTCGCAGTCAGGGGTGTGGATTTCTTGCATGATTACCCTCCCGGGGTGTTCCTCCCGGGCTGTCCGGGCGGAGCCCCAGCCTACTGTCTTTTAGGGTGTTTTGTCTCATCCAAACACTCTGAATCACTGTGCGTTGCGTCACAGTCTCCCGCGTACCCACCGCAGCGCGCCCAGCCACCCCAGCGCGAAACAGGCGGGCCACCCGATCACCACGGCCCAGTCCATCACCCGTCCCACTCATTGAGTGGCGGCATCACGTCCGGGTCATCGTTCGGGGGCTCCACTATGTCCGGGGAGCGGCACCACGGGCACGCCGTTGGCTCTTCGTACTGGTCCCACACGTGGCCGCATGACACGCACTGGCGTAGGTGCGGGTCTTCCGGAAGTTTCACCATGGCCCGTCCGTCTCTTCCGCAACCTGTAGCAGCAGCACCGCCACCGTCCGGGCATCCCACGGCCACAGCAGCACGTACCCGTCAGGCAACTGGAGCCGGACGCGGGTGGACCCGTCCGGTGCCGTCACGCGGTCCACTGAAATGTCTACCGGTCCCGATCCCGATTCCGTCATACCCCGGCACGATACGACAACCGGGCCCCGTGCCGGCGTACGACACGGGGCCCGGTAGCAATCCCCCAACAGGGAGTCTAAGTGCCCAAAAGCCGGACTGTCAGCCGGATGAAATTGTGGTCCGATGCCGTACGCCGGAGGGTGTCCGAGTCCACCGGCCGGATGGACCGCTCCGTCCACCACAGCGCGTCTATCCGCCGGCTCCCATGGGTGGGCCCGGTGGCCGGCAGTTTGGCCCAATGGGTGTCCCAGGTTCGCCACAGGTGGGCGTACGGGAAGACGCGGGACTGGACGCGGTGGTCCGCCGGCCAGTCCACATTCCAGTCCCCTCCGATGATGGCCCGGCCGTACCTCCGGCGGAGTTGGCCGCCCAGCTCGGTGACGCGGCCCATGGCCCGGCCGTACGCGGCCACCCGGTCCGGGCAACAGGTACGGGCCCGGCCAGCCACTTCCACATGGCTGGTCATGTGCACGTCCAGCAACGGCAGCCGTAGCCCGGTGGCCCGGTGCCGGAGGATCACCACGGACGCGCACCGGGTCCCGTTGCGGTAGCCAGCTCGGGCTAGGACCACCGCGTGTCCGCGGAGGAACCGCCACACGGACCGGTCCCACCACACGGCGGTCCCGCGGCACCCGGGCACCGGCCGGGCCGTTTGGAATACCGCCCAGCCCGGGGGGGCAAGCCGGGCGGCATCCACGTGCCACAGTTCCTGAGTGAGCACCACCGTCGTGGAACCGGAACGGGCACGCCTTAGATCATGCCGCACACCGGCCGGCGGTGTGCCGGTGCGAATGTTCGCGGTGGTGATTGTGACCACGGGGGCAGGGGCGGCAGCAGACGGTGCCCCTGCCCCCGTGGTGCCCGGGATGCACAGGAACGCGGCCACTAGGCCCAGCCCCCACCATCCCCGGCGGGTCACCAGTAAAGCACCACCAGGTCAGCCGTCACTGTCCCCTTGACCGGCAGCAGAATCTCAAACCGTAGCCGGCCGTCTTCCCGCACGGACCCGGCCCGGGTGTCTTGCAGGGCCGTCCCACCGCTGGTCCGTAGATGCTCCACCACCGGGTTGGTTTCGGCGCGGTCGTAGCCCCCGGAGTTGTTGGGGGCGGACTCACTGGTCCGGGTATTGATCCGCTCCCCGGACCCCACCTGTGCGGTCACGGCCAGCGTGGCCAGGTACCGCCGGCCACCGATCCGGATACCGGCTTCACCCTTCACACCAGCCTTGCCGGTGGAGTCGGACACCACGGTGTCCCACTCCAGAAATTCCCACGTGTCGCCGGCCAGGGTCGCGTCTTTCTTCAGCGCCATGTGCACGTACTCGGGCATGTCGTCTCCCTTCGGTGGTGCCGTGCCGCCCAGTGGCAGGTCCACGCCGTTAATGTCTCCGGTCCACCCCAGATAGGTGTAGCCCCAGTTACGGACGGGCCAGTCCAGGTCTGTGTCTGAGACGCGGCCACCGGACTGGCAATCGGTGGACCGGATGCCCCCGTGGCAATAGAGCACCGCGTGGCCGTACTGGCCCCCGCGGTAGTAGACGGGGGCCCCGTTGGGCGGGGTGCGGTCCCCGGGGTGTTTGTCCGCGGAACCGTTCCATGCCTCTATCGCGGAGCCGTACAGGGACGGCACCCGCCAGCACTGGTCCCGGACGAATTTCTGGCACATGCCGGTGTCATACGAAGACACCGCGTGCCCGTTGCTCACCGCGGTGGCGGGGTCAGGTGCTGCCATTGGCCAGCCTTTCCCGTAGTCGGTAGATCACCTGTGCCACGGCCTTGACCCGGAGTGTCAGGTCAGCTCGGGTGTCTGTCCCGCGGCCGTCTAGGTGCTCCGCCAGGTCGCGCAACAGGCGGAGCACCACCAGCAGCGCCAGTTCCACGTCCGGGGGGTCTTCCTCCCCGGGCACATTGGGTGGCTTAGGGGCTGTCATCGTCTTCCCTTCGGTGGTGGTGGGGTCGGTGTAGGTGAAGCGTCACCGTGTAGCCGCGGAGCATGGCCACCACCAGCACGATGGCCACCGGTGCGATGGCCACCACGGCCACCAGCGCCACGGTGCCCGCCTGTGTGGTCACGCCGGGTCATCGTCTCCGCGGTCCCCAGACGGCCCGGAGTTGTCCCCATCGGTGTCGGAAGCCTCCGGGTTGACCCGGCCGGCGGCCGCGCTGTCGTTTCCCTCCGGGGTGCCGGCGTCCGGGTCCGGCTGGTCCGGTTCGGGCCGCTCTTCGGGCTGGTCCGTCTCGGGCTGGTCCGTCTCCGTCTCGGGCTCCGGGGCCGGCTCCGGGGCGGCTTCCACCGTCTCCGTCTCTTCCACCGTCTCCGTCTCCGTCGTCTCCGTCTCTTCGCGCCTACGCTTCGTCATCCGCGTTGCCTCCTGTGTCGGTGATCGTTTGTCCACACACGCCGCACACCACTTGATCCACGGCGTGTTCCGTTCCCTCTTCGTCGGTCCAGGTCAGGTCCAGCTCCAGCCCGATCCCTTCGTTTCCACACCCTTCGGTGTGACACGTCACGGTGGTCACGGTGCATCCCTTCGTCGTCAGATTTGCAGGGCAAGCCAGTAGACCGGGACGGCCGCGGCGGTGGCGCTGGTCAGGGTGATGGTGGCTCCGGTGGTGGTCACCCCGGTCACACCTGTTTGGCGGTCCGTGTTCGATCCGGCGGACATGTTGCTCACCATGTACGGGGCCACGGTGAACCGGCCGGCAGGGAATGTGACCGCCACCGGGGTGGCAGCCCCAGCACCGGACGGGGTGATGGTCACCAGACCGCCGGCAGCGCGGCCCAGGTTTGTGTCCACCTGTTCCGCCAGCGTCCGGATGCTGTTGTCCCCGTCCATCACGCGGTCCGTGCCCACGGGGTACGTGTAACCCTTCGGTGTGTTCGCTGGCATGTCGCTTCCCTACTTCCATGAGTCCCATGTGGTGGCCGGCGGCACCAGGTCCCACCGGGTGGACGCGGGTGTGTCGTCCCATCGGCCCAACTGGAGCGGGGGGCCCATGCACGCGGCTTCGTCCCACGTGCCGGCCGCGTCATCCCACGTGACGGCCGGGTCCACGTCATTCCAGCGGGGGGCCGGCACAGTGCGGCAGTACCCCGACACGGCCAGCGTGATTTCGTGGTCACCCCACAGCAGCGTCTCCGTCCATCCCTCAACCCACAGGTGGGCGGTGGTGGGCGCGTTGCCGGCGGACGGCAGCCCCGTCAGGGTCACCAGTGAGTGCATGTCCATGGACAGCAGCGCGGCCGTCTGTGCCGCGTCCAGCCCCTTCACGTCCACCGGCAATTCGGACATGATCCACACCGGGAACGCGTTACGGGTCAGCAGCAGATTCCCTAGCGCTTCCGCGTCCGCCTGTGCGGCCAGCTCGGTGGCGGTGGACAGCTCATAACGGCCGTACCGGGCCACGGAGTCCGGGCGGTCCGCCACGTACCGGGGCTGTTCCCCTTCCTCCGGGACGGCCCCGTAGCCGATGGACACCCGGTTCAGCAGCCCTTCAGTGGTGCGGGACCACACCGGGGTCACCAGCACGTCACATGAGTCCAGTTCTAGCGCGGACTGGACGCCACGCCGGTGGGCCGCGTCCGCGTATCGCACTTCCCCGGCCCGCGTCTCCCACAGCAGCCCCATGGCGGATTCCGCGGTCCCTTGTGCTACCTCTAGCGCGGGTTGTGAGTCCACGTCCCGCGGCAGAATCTGCACCGTGCCCGGGTCACTGAACAGCGGGTCCAGGATCACCCCCGCGGCCGCCAGCACCGTGGCCACCCGGGCCCCGTCCAGTTCCTGTGCCCACGGGGTGTCCCCAACGATCCGGCGGCCCAGGTCGGCAAGCGGGCCCACCGCAATGACCTGTGACACCACCCGGTCCGGGGTGTCCGGGCCGGCTTCGTCCCACCCGTGGGACACGTCCGTCACGGCCCCGGTAAACCGGGTGTACGTGGTGCCGGCCACGGTGGTGGCCACCGTGACGCGGGCCCCTACCTCCAGCCCGGCGGGGATCACGTCCACGTCCGTGTCCGTGGACAGCTCCAGCGTGGCGCTGGACGCTTCCGGCTGCCCGTCTGTGTCGGACCGGCCATGGTTGACGGACACCTGATCCACGAGGCACGTCACGTCCACCGCGGCCCCGCCTAGCGGGGTCAGCGTCACGGTGTGGGTTCCGATCATGCGGGGGCCCCGCCCATCCGCACGTCGTGGCGGACCAGCAGCCGGCGTACCTGACGGGCCACGGCTTCGGGGTCTAGGGCCCCCTGTATCACGATGGTGGTGCCGGCCGCGGGGACGGCCGTGGTGGTGGCCATCCGCCCGGACCGGCCGGTGGGGGCGGCGTACCTGCCCACCGGTACACCCGGGGCAACGGCCGCGGTGGACTTGCCCAGCCCGGGGATTTTCGGCATGGACAGTTTGGGCATTTTGATGGACCGGATTTTGGACAGCAGCGACTCCACCAGATTGATCAGGGACTGCACCGCATTTTTGGCCGTCTCAAATGGTGCGGACAGGATGGACCCCACGCCACGGGCTCCAGCCTTGATCGTGGACCACATGCCCGAGAACAGATTTTTGATGCTGGTCACGGTGGACGACACCGCCCCCTTGATCGCGGTTATGGCGGACTTCACCACGGCCATGGCCCCGCGGGACCCGGACTTCAGGGCCCCCCACAGGGAATTCCACGTCCCCCGGATGGCACCGGCCACGGAGCGGCCCACGGCCGAAATGGCACGCCACACAGCTCGGGCAGCGTTGCCGAACCCACGGGCAGCCGCGGACAGGAACCGCCACACGGCACCGAACACGGCCTTTACCAGGTTCGCGGCCGCCCGGGCTCCGGACTTGATCCCGGCCCACAGCCCGTTAACGATCTTCCGGAACGTGGCGGACTTTTTGTAGGCGACCACCAGCGCCACACCCACCAGGATTAGCGCGGCCACCACCAGAAAAATCGGGTTGGCCAGCCAGGTTGCCTTACTGACGATCCCCACCAGTTTGGTCACCACGGTGTAGACCTTCAGCGCGGCTACGGCCACAAGGATGGCCGCGGACAGCGCGAAAATTACCCCGATGATTACCTGTGTCAGCGTCTTATTTCGTTCCATGGCACCGGACAGGGACCCCAGCATGTTGGTCACCATGGTCACGGCCGGCAGCAGCGCGGTCCCTAGCGCGGACTGCATGTTTTCGAATTTGGCGGCCGCTATCTGTGCGGACCCGGCCGCGCTGTCCGATTCCCGGGCAAACTGCCCCTGACTGTCCGCGGTCTGTTTGTTGACCAGCTCCAGCAGCGCCATCGTTTTGGCTTGCTTGCCGGCGGCCCCGGTCAGTTTGTCGGTGCCGTCCACGGCTTGCTGTGCAGCAATATCCGCCTGTTTCACGGACACGCCGTAGCGCTCGATTGGGTCCGTCTCACCACGGAGTGCGGACCCTAGGGCTTCCACCGCTTCCTTAGTGGTGCCCCCGTACGTGGCTGCCAGGTCGGCCCCCAGCCCCACCAGATCGTTGGTCTTACTGGCCACCTGATCCAGCGGGATGCCCATGTTTTTCAGTTGGGCACCCATCACGGAAGCCAGTTCCATGTATTCGGATTTGGCTAGCCCCACGTCCGTGGCAGCGGAGCCGGCCCATTTCTTCACCTGTCCCGCGTTTTTGCCGAACACGGAGTCCACGGCCCCGATGGCTTGCTCCGTGCGGGACGCGGCTTCCACAGCGGACTTGCCAAAAGCCGCGATGGCCAGCGCGGCACCGGCCGCGGGGGCCGCCAGTTTCCCTAGGCCCGCCTGTACCCGGCCCACCTTCGTGGACGTGGCAGCCATGCCCTTTTGTGCCTGTGCGGCATCGGTAAGGATCTTGATGACCAGAACAGCGTCCGCCATGACCTCACCGCTTCCGTTTCATCCGTTCCGCTTGCTTCTCCAGCACGTCCAGCACGGTGGCCAGCACTTCGTCCGTTTCCTCCCACCACTGGGACGGGGCGGTCTGTGTGGCCACCGCTATTTCCACGATCAGCCGGGATCGGCTCCCGGCCCGGTAGGGCTCCCCAGCTCGGTGTCGTCGTCCCGGACCGACACGTCCGCCACGTCCAGCACTTCGTCCCGCCACCGCTCGAATGTGTAGGCGGGTTCAATGGCTCCGGTACGCCGGGCGGCCGCCCAGGAAATGAACGTCAGCCACAGGAACGGGGCTTCATCAAACTTCGGCCACCGGTGCTTCACGCGGGTCATGTCCCACAGCACCAGGTCAGGGTTTGCGGTCTGCACCTCCAGCGGGTCCATGCCCTCCCGGACGATGGACACCCGCGGGCTTGTGATCTTCACGTCTCCCATGTCATGCCCCCTTCACAGTTGTCAGCACCCGGTTCACGTCCGCCACGTAGAACGGCCGCCACGTGCTGGACGCTTCGGCCACGGGCACTAGGAACGGGTGAGCCCGAATGTTGCGGGCCGGCCATCCGTAGTGCTGGACCCCGGCGTAGACGACACCGGACCCCACCACCGCTTCGGAGCCGGTGTGGGACGGCCGCAGCGACGACGCCAGACGGCCGGACCGCTTCGGGGCCCGGCCGCCGGCACGTTGGGCCACCTGTCGTGACGTGGCGGTGGTGGCTCCGTCCAGGTGATCCAGTTGGGCGGCAGCGGCCGCCAGTGTGGCCGCCAGCCGGGCCCCACCGATGACCTGTACCTGATCGGCCATCAGGCGGCCGGCTCTTCCTCTTCCGTGTCCGCCAACAGGGCCACCCCACCGATGGTGTAAACGGGCTTGCCCACCAGCGCAAATTCAAAATCAGATGCCATGTCCGCGCCCATTTCGTCACCGCCGAAATCCAGCGGGTCGATAATCAGGGTGCCGGCGGCTTCGGTGCCGGCTTCGGTGGACGGGGTGAACACGTAGTCCTGTTCCGAACCGGGGGCGGACTGGGACAGCGCGAAAATTCCCGCGGGGTCCGAAATGTCCACGTCCATGTTGCCGGACAGCGTGTAGGAATACGTCACGGCCCCGGACCGCACCGTCCCGCACAGTTTCGTGGTGTCGTCTCCCTGATCCTTCTCCGCGGAAATCACCGCGTTATTGATCAGGCATGACACGTCGTGTTCCGTCCCGGTGGCCCCAATCGTGAGGGTTCCGGGCCCCAACTTGTGAACGTCTCCAGCAGCCATCGGGGCCGCCTCCCTTACGTGGTCAGCCGGACGCGGAGCCCCGGCATGTATTGGTTATCGGAAAAGCCGATGGCCACCGGCTCCACATATTCCACGCGGCCCAGGTCCAGCAGCACCGGTGCCAGCACGTCCCGCAACTGGTCCCCCTGATCCGCTGTTTCCTCCAGATAGTTGGCCGGCAGCACCGCGTAGATTTCCCAAACGTCCACCCTCAGCTCACACAACTTGCCGGCGTACGTGGACTGAACCCACTTCGGCCACGCGGCCCCGGCCGTAGCCGTGTCGGGGACCACCGCGTATCCGGTGAGCCCGTCCACGGCATCCAGTGCGGCCACCAGCTCCGCACGTGCGGCGGTGGACGTGTGGACGGTGCGGGCCGCGAGACTCATGCCAGCACCTGCCGCCGGTAGGCGCGCTCATGCTCTTCCACCAGGGCGTCCAGAAACGGAAGCCGTTGGATGCCAAACTCCGCGGCGTCCAGCCCCACCATGCCCAGCGGCAGGTTCCGGGCGGCTACCTCCCGCTGGATACGCCGGAGCCACGCCTGTTCTAGCGGGGCCGGGTACGTGGTGTCGGGGTCCGGCCACTTGCACCGGGCATCCTGATCCCCGGAAGCGGTGTCCATCATCCGCTGTAGGTCTTCGTCCGTCAGCGCCGTGGCGGGGATACGGAGGTATCCCCGCACGGTCCCAACGTCCGGGCGTGTGGTCACGATCAGACCGGGGCCGGCACGGTGAACACGGTGAACGCTTCGGGGTTCACGTTCACAAATGCGCCATAGCCGGCGTACCCGACCAACTGCCCCAGTACGTCCGGCTCCCCGACCTGCAACAGCCCGTCCACGTCTTCGTACCACTCCGTAAAGCGGGCCGGGCCGGTGATCAGGGTGTTAGCCGGGAAGTGCTCATCCACCACCATGTTGAGCCCCAGCGGGGACCCGGCAGCACCGGAGACGGACATGCCGGGGAACGCGGGAGCGCCGGACTGTGTGTTGGTCAGTCCGCCCAGCCGGCCCCACACGTCCGGGGACGCGTACATGGTGTCTGCCAGTGCCCCACCGGCCGCCATGGCAGTGGCGGCAGCGGTGTAAAGGGCTTCATTGATCCCAGCGAAATCCCAGGTCGGGATCGGCACGTCAGGGTTGGGGCCGCCGGCCGTGGCCAGGAACTCCGCGGCCGCGTCTTCACAGGTGGCCAGCGCGTACATGGCAGCGAAATCGTCAAAGACGATGTTCAGAATTGCGGGGCTGGTCCACTTAATGTCCTGCCGGGAAATGTTCAGGTGGCCGGCAAACGTCTTCGCGGTGGTGGGGATGGACCCAATGATGATCTTCTGGGACTCGGTGAGGGTCTTCTCCCCAGCCTGTACCCCAACGGCCACGTGCTGGGAAATCTTCGGCCGGTCAAACTTCCCGGCCGGCAGCGGCCGGCGGGTGCAACTGTTCACAAACGGCCGCGTTGCGTTCAGGAAGTTCAGCACCGGGCCCAGCACCGGGCGGGGAATGATCCCGGGGTTGTCCGCGGTGGTCTGGTGCGCGGTGGCCCGCTCCAGTGCCTCCCGGGCCACCGGGTCCCGGAGCATCAGTGCCCGGTGGACCGTGATGGCGTAGTCACCCGGGGTGGGGAACTCCCGGGCCACGTCGTATTCCTCCGGGGCGGGGCCACCGGTGGAACGGGGGGCAGCCGGCGGCACCGGCAGGGACCGGCGGAGTTCCCCGACCTTCGCGGCCCGCGTCTCCAGCTCGGAGTAGTGACCGATGGCGGTCTGGAGTTCCTCCAGCCGGGACCGGTCCCGGTCCACCTGTGCCTGTTCGGCTTCGGAAACGTCCCGGTCTTCGGTGGCGGCCCGGTCGATCAGGGACGTGATGCCGTTGGTGATTTCGTCAAACTGTGCGTTCAGTCGGTCCAGGTACGCGCCCATTGGGGGGCCACCTTCCAGAGTTGCTATCTCTGGCCGGGTGGCGGTTTGTCTACGTGTCCCCGGGTGGCGGCTCCAGATTGGGCCGGGTGGCGGGTGGCACGGGCACCGGGTGGCGGCTCCCTAACGGCTTCTCACGCTACTCCCGGCACCGGGGCCCGGGGAAGGGGCCCCGGGCCGGCAGGGGCCGATTGTGGGCCGCTCACACGGTGAACCGGACCGCCTCCACCCGCTCCAGCGCGGCCACCACCCTGTCCCCGGAGTTGGGGCCCGTCCGGATCGTTGCCTGTAGGTGCATCCCCCGGGCGAACCGCAGCGGCCCCGGGGTTTGATACTCCGCCCAGTCCACGGTCACGTCCCGCACGTTCAGCCAGGTCCCACCGATCAGCACCCCGGTGATCAGGGACTCGGTGACGGTGATCACGGGACCACCCCGTCCGCGTACGGGTTCAGATTCTGCCAGGTCCGGGCTTCCAGTTCCTCCGCGATGATGGCCGCCCCGTCCATGTCCCCAACCTCCACACGCCGCTCCAGCACGGGCTCCAGCTCGACACGGGACAGCCGGGACAGGTCCCCCAACTCCGCGTCCACGGTCATGGTGTGGGCCGGGTCGGAAGGTGGGCCGCAATCTCCCGGAGCGCGTCCAGCCGCGGGGTGGCGCTAGGCGCGTACACCAGCCGGTGGTCCCGGGCCACCGTCACGCCGGCCCCGGCGTACTGGGGCTGTGCGGTGGCGGCCACGTGGGACAGCCCGCACAGTTGCCGCCACACCATCCGTTCCCCATCGGCCCGCTGGACGGACCGGGACCGGTACACCCGGGCCGACACGGACCAGCCCGTCAGTTCCCCAGCCCGGGCCGCTTCCGCGGACGGGTGTGTCCGGTCCAGCCGGAACGATGGCCACAGCCCTTCGGAGTCTTCGCGGAGTTCCACACACCGCCCCAGGAAACGGTCCCCTTCGTCACCCGTGTGGCCCAGCATCAGGTTCACCCACCGGCCACCCTTCGCCACGTCACGTGAGAATGATTCCCGCTCAAACCCTTCCCAGTAGAACTGTTTACCGTCGTCGGACACGCGCTGTTCCCGGTCGTACGGCACCGCCAGACCGGTCACGGTCCACCCGTCCCCCACGGGCTCCAGCGCGGCCGCGCTTCGTTGGATCACCAGCTCAGGCATTCGGGGTCACTTCCTCCAGTGCATCGGGGGCCGGCTGTGGCCCCAACTCTTCCGGCCCAGGTTCGGGGGGCTCGAGAATTTCGGGGGCCGCCGGCTTCTCAGATTCCGGCATCGGGGGGCGGCCCATCATGGCCCGGGCTTCGTCCACGGTGAGCACCTTTGACGTGACCAGCGACCCGATCACTTCGGCCGTCGTCTTCGTGTCGGCCCGCATGCGGGATGCCCAGTCCCAGACCACCGTCCAGCCGCGGGGCATCAGCCATTTTGTGAACGCTTCGGCCAGCGGGGACGCGTACCGGTCCACCGAGTCCCGGACGAAATCAATGTCCGCTGTCTCCACCGTTTGGTAGGTCATGGACGGACCTTCCAGCCCCAGTTTGTAAGAGGGGATGCCCAGCATCATGGCCACCGCGGACGCGTTCCACTGTCGGGACTCCACCAGTTGCGCGGACTCCGCACTGGACACCACCGGAGTCAGCACGTACCCGGACGGCAGGACCACCGGCTCCCGGGTGTTGGTCATGTCCCGCCACGATTGCTTCAGGTCTGCCGCCTGTTCCTCCGTCAGCATGGTGGGGGACTGGAGCACCGCCGGGGGCAGCGCGGCACCGGTGAAGTAAGAGCCGGCGTGTGTCTCCGCGGCCAGTGCCCCGCCCAGGGATTCCCCGTACTGTGCCAGCACCCCGCGGCCCAACGGGTTCCCGGACCGGTTGCCGGCGGACGCGTGCAACAGGTCCCCGGGGTCCACCATCGTGCCGCCCATGGTGAAGTTCCACCGGAACGTCTCCGGGTCCACGATCAGCCACACGTCATCGGCCGGCACCGGCACCAGCCACGCCGGCCGCAGCGTCCGGTAATCGGGCTCCCCGTACAGGGCAAAGTGGTTTCCGTACAGGATCAGGTCTTCCACCGCGGCCCACCGGTAGTTCCACGGGGTGGTCATCGGGTCCGGGTCCGTCAGGACCGCCGGCTGGTCCGCCACCCGCATGTTGACGTTTGCGGCCGCGTCCCACTTCACCGCGTGCCATGCCGTGGCCGCCACCGCGTTAGCCAACAGCGCCACACCCCGGCCGAACGGGGGCAGCCCCATGGCTTCCGCCTCCGTGGCCGGATACGGCCGATCCGGGTACGGCTCCCCCGTCAGCGCGGCCCAGTCGGACCGGGGCCGCAACCCGTACCCGCGGCCATACCAGCCGGCGGTCCGGCCGCCGGCCAGTGCCGCCACGTCGTCCCGTGTAGCCATCACGTGCTCCGATCAGTAGACGAAGAAATCCAGTGGGGCCGCGTCCAGCTCGGGGGCAGCCACCGCGGCCACCGCCCACGCCGTAGCCCGCAACAGGTCAGACCGGACACCCTTGTGGGCCGGCATCAGTCCCCCGGACGTGGTGGGCACTACCCGGAAACTCCGCACCTGTGCCAACAGCCCCCGGTCCCCAGGGTGGGCAACCTTCCCGGCCCGGACCACAGCCCGCAGCATCGGCAACGCACCCTGTGACACCCGGGTCCCCGCCTGTTCGATCACCACACCTTCGGGCAGGAAGGAACGCGCTTCGGGGGTGGGCAGCGACCCGCCCAACCACAGGGTGGAACCCGGCCGGGCGATGCCAGCCACCCACTGGTAAGCCTCCGTCCGGGTCGCGCAAATCCCGCCCCAGGTCAGCACCCGCCCATCCGGCAACGGCACCGCGGCAGCAGCGGCCGCACCCAACCCATAGAAATCCTCCACCGCACACACCGGCAGTTCCGCCGGCGGGGGCACCGCGTACAGGTCCGTCCCGGACACCCACTGGTCCGAGTCCAGCAACAGCTCGGAACGGGTGGTGGACACCAGCCGCCGGGCCGGCCACACGTTCAGATACTGGGACCGGAAAGACTCTTCCGGGTCGTCTTCGTCCGGGTCTTCGCTGTGCCCGTCCTGAACCCGCGACAACTTCGCTTCCAGCATCCGCTCCCGGCCCGGGGTCCAGTGCGGGGAAGCCTGCCGCCACGCGTCCCGGTCCCCCAGGTCAGACCCCCGGGCCGCGGACCACTCCAGCAGCAACGAAGATTTGGGAGCCGCCCACGCCGCCAACATGCCGGCCCGGCGGACCGGCACCAGTGCCGTGGCCCGGCGGTGAGCCGTCGAAAAGATCACCAGTTGCCCCGACAACCGTTCCGACAGGGTGGGCTCCAGCCCCTCTTCCACCACCTGTGCCGGAATCCCCCACCCTTCGTCCGCCAGCGCTTCGGTCACCGCGTACCCGTACACCGCACCACCGGCCCGGACCAGCCACCGGGACCCGTCCGGCACCCCGATTTCCTCCTGATGGTTCGCCTCCCGAACCGTGTACCCACCCGCGGCCTTCGCCCACGCCCGGGCCGGCCGCTGCACCTCCCGGCACACCTGAACATCCTTCCCGGTGTGCATCACCAGTTGCTCTTCACAGAACAGCGCTTCGGAATGCAGCCGCCACATGGCCAGTTCCCGCAACCCCACCGACTTCCCCACCTGACGGGCCGTGGTCACCAGCGCGTCCATCCACACCAGTTGCCCTAGCGCGTCATGCTCCAGCAACCGCACCAGCGCCAGACGCTGCCACCACCGCAACTCCACACCCCGGGCCCGGGACGCCTCCACCGCCTCCCACCCGTACGTCCCCACCGCGTCCGGGTGCGGTGGCGACATGAGACGCGGCCACGTGGCATTCACAGGCACCGCCAGCAGCGGCTCCAGCCACGGAGCCCGGTCCATCCAGATCGGATCGGACGGGGCCGGGGATTCCACGGGCGGGTCCGGGTCGTCCGGTTCGGTGTCGTCCGGTTCGATACCCTTCGGGGGTATCTGGCCAGGTGGGAGCCTTTT